GAACTGGCAAGAATGTTGACCACCTCGACGCACTGATGCTGGCCGACCTCGCCTTGACACGTGGGAAAAAACGGAATACCATGCCTGTCAAGGCGACGACCATAGAGCCAGACAGTAGGTTGACTGAGATGCTCAATACCAAGTGGTGAAGCGCTGGAGGAGATTTAGATGCCGGCACCGTGGCAGTATAGCGTAGGCAACTTCCTCGGCAACTGGTTCCCCATGAAGCGCGAGGTGGCTGATAGCAGCCCCCCTGAAGACCCCCCGAATATGACGTGGACCGAGTATCAGACGAAGCTCCGCAGCATGAAGAGCGTCCGCGGCCTCGGCTCCACAGACAGACACGACCGCCCCCGCATAGTAATGCACCCCGACGATGTACCGATGCTTGCCGCCGCCGCCGACGTTGGCGATGCGGGCGCGCAGAATCTGCTGGGCGAGATTGGTGTCAGCGGCCTGCAAGTGAGCGGCGGCCGTATCACGCAGGAGTACAACGCAAAGCTCCAGAACCTCCAGACACGCATGATTGCTTTCGAGGAGATGCGCCGGTCGGACAGCGCACCGGCGGCGATGGAGCAGTTGATCACACTCCCGATTCGGCAGGCGAGTTGGGGCCTCGAAGACGGCGATGACAAAGAGCTTTCGGATAACATTCGCTGGAACCTATTCGATTCTGCGGGGATGACGCACTCGTTCGACGACGTGTTGCGGAAGGCGGTGCTGGCGGTTCTGTACGGCTTCACCGTTCACGAGAAGGTGTTCGAGTTCAAGCCGCAGCGCGGCGGGTTTCTGGGCTGGAAGAAGTTTGCGGAGCGGGAGCGTTCGACGATCCAGAAGTGGCAGTTCGACAGCACCGGTGGCTTGCGCGGCCTTGAGCAACGCGGGCGAAACCCCGAAACCGAACAGCCGGTAGATGTGCAGATTCCGATAGACCAGCTGATGGTCTGGACGTGGCGTGACGAGGCGGGGAACCCCGAGGGTCTCGGCGCGTTTCGACAGGCGTACAAGCATTTCTATGCCAAGGGCGTGTTCGAGACGTTTGCGGCAATTCGCATCGAGCGGCAGGCGTGTGGGATACCGTTTGCTACCGCGCCGGAGACGGGTGCCAGCGAGGAAGAGTATGACGAAGTGATGGCGATGCTGGAGCGGATCCGCACCGAGGCCAAGGGAGGCATGATAGCCCCCGCCGGATGGGTTGTCGGCTTGCTCACGTTGGGGCCTGCGGATGTCCCATTCGAGTCTCATATCGAGCGCCAGCACCAGAGCATGTTGCAGACGGTGCTGGGGCAGTTTGTGGGCCTCGCGCAGGGCGGCGACGGTGGCGCATGGGCATTGAGCCGTGACAGCAGCAGCTTCTTCCTGATGAGCCTGGAGGGCATCGCCGACTGGATTTGCGAGTACTTCAATCGGTATGCGATACGGCAACTGTGCCAGTTCAACACGCCGGAGACGGGGCAGAAGTTGCCGAAGCTGGTGCATGGGAAGATCGGGGTCCGCGACCTCGACGCATTGGTGCGGGCGCTGGAACGCATCTTCAATGACGGGACGAACATGCCGCTTGAAATCGTGAACAGCCTTCTGGCGGAGTTCGACTTCGCAGCGCTGGATGAGTTGCCCAAGCCGCTGATAAAGCCGGCGACTGAACGTGCTACTGAGACGGATACGGAGGCTGAGAAATGATGATGGTGCAGCCGTTACGACTTAGCGCGATGGACCAGAAGTTCGTGAACTCGCACAGGCGCATGACGGAGTCCATTCGCCGCGCGTGTCTGGATGTCTTTGCCGTCTCCGACGAGGCTACCGAGACCGACAACGAGGAGGAAGGCTGATCATGGGATTCTGGGTGCCAGACTTTTATGCGGGCGTGATTTGGGGAGCGGTGGGGCTGTTCGTTTTGGTCCTCGTGCTCCACAAGCTCGGCTGGCTCGGCGACAGTAAGGCGGACGACTGATGACACAGAGCGAGACAACAGAGGTCGCGATGCAGGCGCAGGTCGAACAGGTGCGTCCCGGTGAGTGGCGGGTGCGGTGCGGCAATCCAAAGTGCGTTGCGCGAGACAACAGGCCTCCCCTGTCGAAGCCGCGCATCCTTTGCCAACTTGCTTGCACAGGGCCGGTCAGGCTCCGGCTTTTGTGCCCGCGCTGCCACGCCTACAGCAGTGTAGCAATCGGGTGATTCGACCTGCGCCTCATAATCGTGCTTGACATTGGTTTCAGGATGGTATAATCTTTTTGACTGAAGACAACTGAATAACAACTGCTTGAGTAGCGCAAATAGCCCGGCAGTGTTTTGCCCCCCTCGTGCAAGGGAATAGGGTAGAGCATTGACGGGCTTTTTGTATGCGTGAAAGGGTGTTGGTTCAGATGAGCAAAGATACCCAGCAGCCGAGCATAATCTACCGAGACGACGGCGTGATGCAGACTTTTGTGGCGGCCATCGCCGCTAGCGATGGCACTGAGCATGGAGGCCTTTTTTGGCACCCAATACTTCCGCTAGGCAAATTCTTCCACCCCTCATTCGGAGAGTTTGAGACCACGAAGGCTGATGCGGATGAGATAATAGCGCATTTCAATGCGGGCATCCCTGGTCCTAAAGGCATCCCGATTGATGAGGACGGAAGACACGAACTCCGCAGCGCGGGCGCTTACGGTTGGGTGAAAGAGATTGAACTTCGCGACGAAGTGCTCTACGGTGGCATCGAGTGGACGGATAATGGTGTAGCTGTTGTGGAAAACGGCACACTCCCCTATTTATCATTGCACTGGTATGACTCCACGCGCAAGTCCCCGACATTCGATATGCGTTCCAACTTCATCTTTGCGGCAGCGATGGTAACGCGACCCTTCTTCTTCGACCAGCCCGAACTACAGGTCGCCGCATCCGAGTACCTCGCCGGTGACGCGGCGGTAGCAGCAGCGAAACAGTCTCGTGACGAGAAGGCCCAGGCCGCACAGTTGACACTAGGAGGCGACATGATGGCAAGCGAAGCGGTGGTCAAGGACGCACGCACCAAGTACGAGAAGGCGAACGGAGAAGTCACCGACGAGGCGTGGGTGGAGTTGACGAAGGACTTCGCCGATGACGCGGCCTACGTGACGTTCATGGCCGAAATCAAGGAGCCGGAGAAGGACCCAGCGGCTGACCCCGAGAAGCCGGTGACGCCGGAGGACGAACTCGCGACGCTCCGTGCGGAGAACGAAGCGGCTGCGGAAGCTGCGACTGATGCGGGTGAGAAGTTGAAGGCCGCCGAGACTCGCGCTGAGGAAGCCGAGGCGAGAGAGAAGGATGTCCTTGCGCGCGTCGAAGTGCTGGAAGGGGACAAGGTTGAGACGGAGGTGAAGCAGGAACTTGCGGCTACCGTCATCGACGGGAAGATGTACACGCCCGCCGCTATCGAGGTCCTCGCCGCCAACATCATCCACCCCAGCGTCGAGACAGCAACCGCTCTCCGGAAGTATGTGGAGGGTAACAAGGGGGAAATCGGCATGGTAGCTATCGCACAGGCCCCGGGCATCACCGCGACGGCGTCGACCGGCGAACTGACTGGCGAGACGTGGCTGGAGGCCAAGGACATCCCTGAGAAGGACAAGAAGGGCGTCCGCGCCATCGCCGCCTCCCAGAGCATTGAACTGGAGGCCGCTTACGTCGAGTACCTGAAGCCGCAGTCGCGATAGTTCCAGCAGTATTCCGTAGCATTCCAGAGCAAGAGAGGTGAGTCGAATGGCAGAGAGTTATGTGAACCCGTTTCCCAACTTTCGGGCAATCTCCGGCGAAGACATCGTGAAGGGCGAGATTGTATCGATCTCGAACAGCGACGGGCTGATGTATCTGGCCTGCGCCGATGCCGGGAACGAGGAACTGCCGGCGATGGGCGTAGCTGAGGCCGGAAGCTCGACTGGCGACATGGCGCTCGCGAAGCGGCTGGGGCAGATGGACGGTTACAGCAGCCTCAGTCCTGGTGGCGCGGTGTACGTGTCCAACACGCCGGGCGACATCAGTGTGACCGCAGGCGACACGAGCCAGATCATGGGGATCGCCGTAACTGACGAGCAGTGGATCATCGACCCCGAGATCATCGCGCAGCAGACCCAGCACTAGCGAGACGGAGACTACCACACGAAGATAGAAGGAGGTGGCTGTAATGGCTGGGACGCCTGGCGCATTTACCAGCGACGACGTACCGACCAGTCAACTGTACACGATCTTCAAGGATCGCGTCGAGCAGCACAATGAGGCTGACCAGAACTTCCGTCAGCTACTCTGCGACCCCGACTACACCAAGCTGACCACGGTGGAGATTTCCTATCGGGGGAAGCAGTTCGAGAAGATGGGGCCTGATACCGACCGGCCCGACATGCAGCACACGCCGTACCGACGCGTTACACTGGCAGAGCCGGTGCGCTGGGGCATCAACGGCAGCATCACGCAGCTTGCCTGGACGAAGGGCCTATCCTCGACGAAGATCACACGCGACCACGAGGAGTCGTTGCGGGCCGACTTCGACCTCATCACACAGTCCTGCCTGCAGCCGTGCCTGACGTTCGGCGGATGGTATTCCGCGACGCAGACGCCGCCGAAGTTCCAGTCGAACACATTCCTCAGCACGCACGACCACTATGTGGCAAGCGCGGCGGCGGGTGTTCTGTCTCTGCCGATGTTCGCGGCGGACAAACGGCACATCCAGGAGCACGGGTACAAGACCGGTAACATCGTGTCCTTCATCCACGGTGAGCAGGCGACGAACCTCGAAGGGATCGCCGACTGGAACTCCGTGGCATTCAACTCGACGCCGGTGATGGACAAGCTCCAGCAGTTGGGCTTCACCGTCGAGTTCCGCGCCGCTGGCATCCCGGTAGTCAGTTGTGACTGGATACCGGAGAACTACATGCTGACGGTGGACCTTGCCGCGATGCCGCTGATGTGGCGCATCCCGGAGGGGCCGGAACCCACAGAGAACCTGATAATCTGGGACTCCGAGGTCACGACACCCAACTTCCAGTATCACTGGATTGAGGACTATGAGCGCTGGACCTCGGCCACGATCATCGCGCCGGGCGCTGGTGTAGCTCGGTTCCTCAACGGAGCCGCTTGGGTGGACTCGACCGGCTGGACGACTCCGTAAGAGCAGCAACTGGAGGTGAGCAGCCATGCCGCAGAGCCAAACCGAGTGCATCTGTGACGCTCAGGTGATTGCCGCTGATGGTGTGACCGTAGTGTTCCCAATCACCGACAGTGAGAAGTTGTTCCGGTTTGATGGCTGGAGCCAGATTACGTTTCTGGTGACGGCCGACGTAGGTGCGGGCGTCGAGTCCGTGCAGTTCGACGCCGAGGTTGCCATTGAGGAAGATGGCGACTGGTATGTGAGCTACGTCCACGACCTGACCGCCGCGGCAGCCTCGAAGCAGATACAGGCGGCTAACGTGACGATTGTAGCCGATACGCAGGCGGCGCTGTTTGCGCTGCTGGATTCGGTGCCGTTTGTGCGAGTCAACGTCACCAATAACGGAGCAAGCGCCGCGACCGTCACCGTATGGGCGGTCGTGGTTTGACGTTCACTGAGACGAAACTGAGGAGGCGTGAAGGATGGATGCAGCAGCAAGGACAGTGGTAATGCCGGCGGCGGAGCCCGCGCCGGAGCCAGAAGTGTACCAGGCGCTGCTCGACGGGCGCAAGGTGAGTAAGCAGGAGGCGCTGGATCATCTGAAGGCGCTGGAGAGGAACGAGACGGTACTGGTTGATACCTCGATTGACCCGGATACACAACGCGGGGCGCAGGACACCGCAGCGTCATGCGCTACGCTGATCAGCAGCATCAGTGCTCGGAAGGACCTAGAGAAGAATCCCGTGGATGTGGACGTCGAACTCTCGGCGCTAATCGACAAGGCAAAGGCAGCCCGCGCAGCACGACTAGGCAAATAGACAGGCGGCAGGGATGAGCTACATTCTGTGGACTGATGCCAAGGAGTATTTCGACGAGGACGCCGTGGAACTGTCGGGCGGCGAAATTGACATCGTGCGTATGACTGAGTTCATCGACCGCGTGGAGCAGCAGCTTGACAATCGGTTGCGCCGGTATATGACGGTGCCGGTGGACGAGACGGAATCGCCGGGCGCGTTTGCCCAAGTGAAGGACGTATGCGCGATGCAGTCGGCGGCGATGTACCTGCGCTGGGCGTATTCGGCGGAGGGGAATGACGAGAGTACCTGGTGGGCCGGCGAACTCGACCGGATGGCGGAGATACAGATAACAGCCCTAACGACGGGGCGCAGTGCGCCGACAGACGCGGAGGATGCGAGTAGCCCGTTGCAGTACGTGCCGACGGACGGGAGGGCACAGAGTTCGACGGAGCCCGACCCGCTGTTCACTCGGACTCAAGTACCTGGCGGAAGCGAGGCGTGGTAATGCCGCGAGGCAGACTGAGAATACCAAGGGCGGCAATCGCGCAGCGAGGCTTCGCGCAGTACGCGCATGAGATGCGGGTGCGGGCTGACGATGTGAGTCCGGCGTGGGATGCGGTGATGGGGATACTCTTCGACGCGGAGCAGGCGCTCTTTGAGAACGAGGGGCACACCGAAGAACACCCTCGGTGGGAGTCGCTGTCGGATAATCCGAGCAGGTGGCTGGGGGGCCTGAGCTACAAAGAGTGGAAGGAAGATAACTTCCCCGGCAACCCGATACTGACATTGACCAGCAGGATGCGCGATCAACTGACGGGCTTGTCGGGCGACCACTACGAGGTCCGGACGAACACGTACTTGACATTCGGCTCTAATCTGCCGGTGGACAGCGGTGAAGGTCACGACCTCGGGGGGATACATGCGGTAGGCCGTAGGTGGCCGCCGATGCCCGCGAGAGAACCGTTTCGCATCACTCAGCAAAATGCCGATGACATTGCAGATGTCCTCGTGGATTATGTGACGGGCACTTCGAGAGACTAGGACTAATCATGTCCGTATCCAACGCCATAGCGGACGCTATCAAAGAGACACTCGATGCGGAGTGGAAGAACTACTCCGAGGAGAAGAAGCCGCGCTGGTACTCGACTCCGGAGGAGATAGGTTCGCCGCAATGCCCCGCAGTGCTTATCTTCGACAGCGGCTCGACTACCGTAAACGAGACCATGCGGGGCGGCGGAGCTACACCGCTTGCGGGCTGGGTCGAAGAGGACTATGCTTTCGACATGATGGTCTATATCAAGGGCCGCAAGGAAGCCGACACGCTGACGAAGATGAACGACTATCGGGGCAGTATCAAGGCCCTCTTTCAGGACAAGTTTAGCCTCACCGGCATAGCAGTGAATGTGAGGGTGCGAAGCGATGAGCCGTCCATGCCGTGGGGCAAGGATTCGGCGATGATGCGGGCGGGTATCGTGCGTATCACAGTCAACGCCTACTCGCTGCAGGGCACGGCGACATTGATTGGAACCGGATAGGAGTGACGTGAGATGGCTAAACGCTCAGGACATTTGCGATACTTGAACGATCCTGCGGATACATGGGAGCCGGCGGCGAAGCCGGTTGCACCAGTCAAGCCGAAGCCGAAGGCGAAGCCTGCCGCCGTACCTGTTGCACCTGCGAAGCCAGTGGCACCGGCACCACCACCAGCAGAACCCGCGAAGAAAGACGGTGAGTAACGATGGCCCAGATTGACGACTACACCGCAGCGTATAGCTGGGACCTCATGGCGGGGGTGTTGCAAGCTTGTGTTGACGACGGCGCCAAGTTCAGCACGACCGCTGACTGGAGCACGCAGATTATGCGGTCGGCGGACACCACGCTTGCCGCAGAGGGCTCGCTGACACGGCTCACGGATATGCAGAGCGCGCTGAAGCATACCTCGTCGGCGGCTATCAACAATGCCTTCTTCACCGAGTTCGCCGGGTTGATGTCCAGCATCTACAAATGGTATATCAACGGTACGGGAACGGGGCAAGGTGCATTCGCCAGCATGAGTACGATGTTCGCGGATAGGCACTACCGCGTGCCCTTCAACCTGACCGACGCATGGCTGCGGGCGCAGGGCGCGAGCCTGAGCAGCACCTATCTGTCGTGCGTTGAGGAGGTTATCCTCTGTGTCGCGACAATGGCGGGTGCGCCGACCTATGTGTACAGCAACGTGCTCGACACAGATATGGACTTTGCGCCGCTGGTGGTAGAGGCGGTGGGGGACATCGGCGCCGGCGACCTCGATTTGGCGTACACCGCGACCTACTCGGATGATACGACGGGTGCCGAGACGGAAGTGATCTCGAACACGATGAGCGGTGGGGACCAGGTGCTAATTGCCAGTAACGACGTGACCGGTGACGGGATAACGAGCGGGAATGACACGGTGCCGATGGGTGCAACGGCGGGGATGGTAGCCGGGCAGCATGTGCTGATACAAGACCGCACGTGGCCGGTGGCGATGACTGCGGACTGCGATGGGGCAGCCTCGTTCACCGCAGAGGACACGCTCCCATTCATACCTGGCGATGTAGTCTACCTGCACGACGATGACACCGCCAATGAAGAAGCGACCATCGAGAATATCAACCACGAGAGCAAGACGATCACGCTGACGGCGGCGTGCGCGGGGACGTTCACGACGGCACAGAACGCCTTCATGCGGCTCAAGACAGCCGACGGGTATGGCTGGACGGAGATTCTGGCGATTGGCACCGTCAACGCGAACACGAGCCTCGTGCTGGATGACGACCTGAACCATACCTACAGCGACCAGGCGTTTGTGCAGCGTGTCATCAAGAGCATCGCCTCAGTGGCGCTGACGAATGGCACGAATGGAGATGCCATCAATATCACGGCGATACCAGACCGCCCAGGCTATGCCACACTGAATGCCTGAGCATTTTGACAGGAGGGGCTTCACATGACGGACGCATTCATTCCGCACAAGTACTGTAACGTGACGGTGGCGCTGCAAACCGCGAAGGACGCAGAGGCCGGGACCGCGTACAAGCTGCCGCTGCCTGAGGGCACGGACTTGACGAACAACAAGAACTACACGTTCTTCCAGTACAGCGGCGGTCACTACGGGCCGAAGCACTACGAGACCGGCGGCACTTACATGGAGGGGACGCTGCGAATTCCTTTCATTCCGGGGTATGTGGCGGCAGGCGACCTCTATACGTGGATTTGGGGGCGCACCAGTGAGGCCACGTACTTTCAGACCAACTGGGCGACGATCACGCGCGACCTCGGCCACACGAAGGAGACGTACACCAACTGCAAGGTCATGGGCGGGACGATTGCTGTGGACTATGCTGGCAACTATGTCTCGCTTGACCTGAACGTCGCGGGTATCGCGGAGCCGACGCCAGCTTCGGTAGATGGCGACGAATCGCTGTTCACGACGCGGCCCTATCGCTACAAGGAGACGACGCTGGAGACAGCGGAGGGCGGCACATACGGTGTGCCGGGTGCGGTACTGGCGGGGAGTAACGTGACGCGGAATCACTCGCTGGAGTTCAACAACATGAATGAGGCCCCCGGCGATATGGGGACATTGCAGAACCCTGGTTCGACCTATCCGTACGACCTGCCCAGCAGCGCGAAGGCAGTCTGGACGGGTTCATTCGACAGAATCTACGCCAACAGCGACATCTACGATGCGTTCATGGGCGGCGAGGAATGCGCGTATGTGCTGACGATGGCGAGCGTGTTGTCAGACGTAACATGTACGTTTACCATGCCGCGTATCGTGTACACGGAGGATCCGCTGAACGCGCCGGACAGTGGCATCGTGCGGGAGAGCGTGAGCTTCCAGGCATTGGAGAAGCAGGTTGGAGTTACGGTTACAGACGCCTGTGTGGTGGCGGAGGCGGCGTCGTAGAATGTGGGGGAAGTGAGCTTCGACTAACGAAAGGTGAATGATGGCTACTGAGACTACTGAGGACCGGACGATAGATGTAGAGAAGATTCGCGACATGAAAACCGCGGCGATACTCGGCATGTGCGGATTCGAAATAGTGGCGGCGCAGTTGGTGAAGAACACCAGCCGCGTCGTCTTTTCGCATATAGTAGGGCGACACCGCAAAGCTGAGTTCGACGAGATAGTCAGGCTGTGCGGGCAGGGTTACGGCCTGCGGATGGTGGCGAGTGTGGAGCAGGTGATCAAGATCGCGGCGATGGAGGACCCGGAGGCCGCTTTCGCGGCGTTGCCGACGTTGGGCGGCTACGAGCGGGCGTTTCGAGGCGTGAGACACACCATTGATGCCGTTCAGAAAGAGACCAACAAGGAGGCGCAGAAGGATGGCTGACAAGGAAGTCGTAGCGGGCAACGAAGACGAAGAGGTGCGTGACGAGGTATCGGACAGCATGGTCGTGTCTATGGCGCAGGAGGAGCAGACGCTGCTGTTCCCTGAGAACGACTTCAAGCCGGATATGTTCATCACGGCGACGGGTACGGCGCTCGACGAGGACGATATTCTCAATGCGTCGGCGCAGTACCACTTCGACCAGCAGCAGCAGACCCGGAAGGGCCGTCGGCAACAGAAGCAGGCCAAAGCGGAGAAGATGCAGGTCAGCGCGACAGTGAACCCGAGCAAGGCGTTTGTCGCGAAGTGCATGACGCAGATAATCGACTTCAGGATGCCGGTGAAAGAAGCGAATGGCACCGATGGCTTCCGCACGTATGACAATGGGAGCAGCGTTGCCGACCGCGACAATCGGGCGTTCTACACGCAGATGCTGGGGAACCCCGACCTATCAGACAGGGTAGAGGGCTTCCTCGACTATCTGGCGGGTCGCGGCACCGATCCTCAGCAGGACTTCGAGGACTTGCTTTTCGAGCAGCCGCAGTTGCTGAAAACTTCGTGAGGGAGGGCGTCCTTGACCCCTGGTACGGAGTGATTGCAACTGCGGAGGCAGAAGCAGCGGTGGAGGCGACAGCGGAGCAGCCGAAGCGCGAGCCTATCACCATCAGCAGCGCGAAGCCGGATGCCAAAGCACACGCCGCATTTCTGGAGCGGATACAGGCGGGCGCGGCGGTCGTCGAGGAGAAGCGCGACGAGAAGGTGGATGCGAGACAGACGCCGCGCGAAGCCGCGTTCGCAATGTACATTCGCAAGTTCTGGAAACACGCGACCTGGATGGTGATGACGTTGCAGTTTCCCAACGGGAGACCGCTGGACGAGCAGAGTCAGCACCACCTTGACCTGTGGAATATCTTCATCAGCGCGATCAACCGCAGGATGTCGGGCGACAAGGGTAGCAGTCAGGATGAAAGCGAGATAGAGGTCTAATGCCCGAACGCCGCACAACAGTTACGGTTGATATGCAGGCTAATATCCAGGTGCCTGACGGTGATGTCATGATTCCGGTGACGCTGGAGCCGACGGGGGGAGGCGGGCCGGGCGGAGGTCGTGGCGGGCGGAGTGCTGCGGAAAACGCATACGAACGCTATCACCGCGCCCAAGCCCGTGCCGAAGAACGCTTCCAGCAGAGCGGGGGTCCTTTTGGTCAGTGGGAGCAGGCGTTTCAGAGGACGTTTGGGACGCGGACGACGGCGCGCATTATCAACTTCTTCCGACATCTGGGGCCACTGATACTGCAGGCGGTCAAGGCATTCTGGCCGCTGGTCATTGTGATTGCTGCGGTGGCTGCGAAGTTTGCGGTACTGTACGTGCAGGCGAAGCTGGCACTGTTCATCCTGAAGCAACTTGGGAAGGCCGCGCTGTGGGCGCTGCGGCAGATGTGGGAGGGCGCGAAGAAGGCGGCCACTGCGTTCGTGAACCTCGCCAAGACTGCGATTCAGATGAGCATTGATGCGTTGAAGCGCTTCACTGAGGCGGTGGTGAACCTCGGGAAGGCCGTGGGGAAGCACATTCTGGGCTTCCTCAAGACTGCCACCTCGATGTTCGGTAAGTTCGAGCAGGCGGTTGCCAACGCGGTAGCGGCTACCGGGCTGCTTGGTGACGCTGCTGATGATATGCGGGCGCGTGTCAGTGCGGCGACGAGAGAAGTGACATCCGAAGTCGGCACTATGGCGTGGGAGGCAGCAGAGTCCTTTGGTCAGATGGTTCGCGCAGGGCGCACGGCGGAAGAGGCTTTCGCGATGCTCCCCGCGACTGTGGCGCTTGCGGAAGCTACGCTGGAGAGTATGGACGTCACCACTAAGGCGCTCAATGCGACGATGAACCAGTTCGGCATAGATGCCGGAGAGGCGGCGCGGGTCGTAGATTCTCTGGTGGCGGCTACGTTGGGTGCGCCGGGGAAAATCAAGGATGTTGCCAATGCGCTGA